CTTTTTTATCTTCAATCATAGATTGTCCTCTTTTTGTTTTAGAATATATATAAAATAAAATATACTTATAATGTTTTTTAAAGTTAAACAGTATAAAAAGCAATAAAAGCTTCCATTTATGTTTATAGAACCCCGACAACATATATTATAAAATTGAGTTTACTATTTAAATATTTGTCTCTAATAATATAACATAACAAGTCAAGAATAATGCCAAAATCACAAAACGGTACATTAGAAGCTCCACGATTGCGCTGGTTGGTAGATGATTTAAATAAAAAATTAACTCAAAAAGATAACGCTCTGCGTGAAGTATTAAAAAAAATAAAAATCAATATGAAAAAAGTTGATTGTTTCAAGGTAGCAGGAGGAAGAGGGAAACATTATGATATGACTATACATTTTAAAGACGGAACACAAAAAACTATCGAACATAAAGGAATTACCGGGGTAAACAAAGAGGGTGACGAGGAAAGACCTTGGAATTTGACTCCGCAATTTGTCAATGCTGGCTATAATTTCAGTGATCTCTCATTGATGTACTGTAAATTATGGTGGAGATGTCTATCTATTATAAAACAACTGTTTCCAGGTCCAATCTTACCAGAAGTTCCTACTTATGAAGAATGGATTAAAGATGCCAAGCAAGGTAGTGCGAAAACAGAATGGGGAAAGGCATTAAAGAAAATAAAAAATGTAACTGATGATGATGAAAAAACTAACGAAAATTTGATTAATGAAGTAGTTAATCAATCATTAATACAATTCTGGACGAAAATTCGAGATAAACCAGATATACTTAAAAAAGCAGAAAAAACTATACAAGATATGATGTGTAAATGTCTAATCGAAAAAGACTTCTGGTTAAACGCGTTTTATGAAAAATCTACAGATATTGAACCAAAAAAATTACAATGGTGTGTAACACCAAAATTATCAAATCTTAAATGTGAAGTTTGTATTCAAGAAAACAGAAATCCTGTTCTAAAACTAACTTATAACTTATCTAGCAATCCAACAAAAAAATTTAATGGGAAAGCACTTTTACGCTGGGGTAATGGAAAGGGTATCGCCAATATCAGATGGAATTTAAACTAATAGGAACAATTTCACATAACTCAGTAGTGTTTATAGCATTATTACCAAAGTATAACTCAATGAATTTTTTTGTTTTTTCACTTTTTAATGATTCAATTATTTTTTTATATTTTTTACGTAATTGCTCTTTTGTTATGTCTTCTGTTGACTTAATACATATCAAATGATTTTCAATCAAATAAGGTTTATCTGTATCAATTAAACAATAACTGAATTTGTAATCTCCTTTTCCATATCCTCTATTTACAACAAGTAATAAATCTGTTTTTCCTGGTTTTGTAATATAATTCTTTTTCGCCTCATTTTTATATTTTTTTATAGAAAGTTGATTATTTACAATATCGCTACTATAAATAAGCCTTGTTTCATTTTCATCATTAGTTAACTTATCTTTTACTTGATTCCAAACAACATTTCCAACATTAACTTCAAAGTTTATATTTTTTAATGTAGTAGTATTTTCATAACATTTTTTTATTTGAGTAACTATACTTGGTGTATTAAATATAGTATAATTATTAATATTTACTGTATAATTTGGATTATTTAAAACACTATTTTGTTTTTGTATAATTAAAACGATTGTATCCTGTTGTGTTTCCAGATATTTATCTTTATAACATTCTATTATATCTATAATTTTATAAGTAGTAGATATGTGTTTCCTTAATGAATCATAATATAGACAATTCATGAAGTTTTTTGGTAAAACAAAAGCAAGTATTCCATCATTTTCTAACAATTCTAATGACTTTGCTATAAATAATACAAATATATTGGGTCTACCAGTGTAATAATGCTCGTATTTGTTAGTTTTTATTTCATTTTTTTTTATAACATAAAAAGGAGGATTTCCGATAATAAGATCATATTTTTTTGGAGAATTCCATGCTAGAAAATCGCTATGTAAAATAGTAGATTTAAATTTATCTTTTATAGAGTTATAAATAATTTCATTGTATTCTATAGCGTCTATTTTAAATTTGGTAAAACATTCAAATCTCTGTATAAATTCACCTGAACCACAAGAAGGTTCAAGTACATTTGTAATATTTTTGAAATAAGGAAATAATATCTTCACCATTTTGGCAATAATACTAGGAGGAGTAAAATATATTCCATTATTTTTCTTATCTTCTTTAGTTAATTTCTTTGTTAATTGTTTGGATACTTTTGAAAAGTTCATATTTGGTTTATATTATAATATTAACTATAAATCAATTTTACAATATTTAAATTGTAGGAACAAATTCCCAATGTAATTCAGCACAAATTTTTTTCCAAATTGTATCTTGTTCTATACGTTTAATTGGATCTTTTAACATAGGAAAAAATGGTAAAAAAGTGTTTTCATTTAACAATTCGCATAATTTATATAACACATAATAGTAATTTAAAAAATTTACACGATCATCCGGACAATGTTTAGCATATGGTTTTTGTATTTCCATAAATAAATTACATAATTTCTCTTCAAGTTCGGGGCTCATAATAGGAGGTCTTATGCCAAGTTTGTCCTTGATGAATGGAATATGTTCATAATATTTATTGTATCCTAATTTTTTTAAAATATCCTTAGCTTTTTTATTTGTCATTTGTTTTAGCGTAATTCGTTCCTTTTTTATTTGTAACTTAATATTATCCAATACTTCATCCGGAATTTGTGTTGTCTCTTTGGCTTGAAATTGCGCCAAAATTTCTCTAAAATGATTAATTCTTTTATAAGCATAAAAACATACTTCTTTAGGAGGTTCTTTATAAGAAGGCTTTTCGTGTTCTATTAAAAATTGTTTCTGTCTACTACACTTATTACATATAACTAATCCTTTATAGTCAACTTGAATCCATTCTCCTCCGCAATTTTCACATTTTTCATAGTCGATGGTATATTTATTCATATCAATAAAATTCTCATTTAAATTTGTTAAAAATTTATTAACAGTAGTATCTTCATTTTTATTTTTAATAACCATATTTTTTTCCTTATTAAAAAAAGAATGTAATATATCATTCTTTTTATTAGATTTTCCCATTGAAACTTCTTTCTTTTTTTCAAAATATTCAAATATAACATTGGAATTTTCCAAGAGATACTCTTTCTTTTCTTTTTTTAATGATTTTATTTTAGCAGTTATATCTCTAATTTCATCTTCTATATTTAATTTATCTTCTATATTAGTTATTGTCTTCAAAATTTTTTTAAAATGATTTTTTTTAGCAGTTAATTCTGGAATTAGTTTTTCTTTAATATTTTTGAAATGTTTCATTTTTTCATTATGCTTGCCATCTAAAGTCATTGTAGATTTTTTATTCATTTTGAATTTTTTTTTTGCTTTAGGTTTAAAATTAGGCATAATAGTTTATATTAGTAATTATCACATATTATTTATATTTTAAAATCACAAAAAGCATATCGTTTAATAAAAAAAATGATTATCTATTGGATTTTTATATGGATGTTGAATTAAATATAGATACAAATGAAATGAAAATAGATTGTATATTATTACAAAAAATGATATTTATTTACAATGCTTTAGAAAAAGGCTGGACTATCAAGAAAAGGAAGGATAAATATGTATTTTCAAAGAATCATTCTGGTAAAAAAGAAGTATTATTAGATGACTATTTGAAACGATTTATGCTAGAAAACTTAGATATAAATAAAATAATTTAGGTAATAATTATTTAATTAATTAATTAAGTAATTATTAAAATTTTTTTTCTTTAGCAATATATATAAAATGGGTGGTGGACTCATGCAGTTAGTAGCTTATGGCGCACAAGACGTTTATCTTACAGGTAACCCTCAGATCACATTCTGGAAGGTAACCTATCGCAGACACACAAATTTTGCTATGGAATCAATCGAACAGACTTTCAACGGTCAGGCTGACTTCGGTCGCCGTGTTCAGTGCACTGTCTCCAGAAATGGTGACCTTGCATACCGCACTTACCTTCAGGTAACTCTTCCTGAAGTCAACCAGGCTGATGCCGGCACTAATTCCCAGTGCTTTGCTCGTTGGTTAGATTGCCCTGGGGAACAGATGATCTCCATGGTTGAAGTCGAAATCGGCGGTCAGCGTATCGACCGTCAGTATGGTGACTGGATGCACATCTGGAACCAACTTACTCTTACTTCCGAACAGGAAGCCGGATACAACAAGATGATCGGTAACACTACTCAGCTTACATACCTTACCGATCCTAACTTCGCAGAAATCGCTACTGCTTGTGGTGCTGCTTCAGTCCCTGAAGCCGTATGTGCCCCTCGCCGTGCTCTTCCAGAAACTACTCTTTACGTTCCTCTTCAGTTCTGGTTCTGCCGCAACCCTGGTCTTGCCCTTCCTCTTATTGCCCTTCAATACCACGAAGTCAAGATTAACATCGAAATCCGTCCATTAGACGAATGTCTTTTCGCTGTTGACGGTGTTGCTACTGGTA